TCAGCTCCAATTACACAAAGACCAGCTCCATCATTAGGTTTAAGTGAAGATGAAAAACTCTTAACAAGACTATCACCTAACTATGGCGGCTTACAAGTTTATGGTAGAGGATATTAATTATGGCATTTTTTGACACAAATACTGGTTTTGGAGACTTGTTTAGTGGCATGAATATTTTTGGTGCTAGACAACCTGAATACTTGGGCGGTTTATTAACTACAGATCAACAAGAAAAGTTAAAAAACCAAGCATTACTATCAGGCCTTATTGGTGCAGGCGCTACATACTTAGCTACTCCTAAAAACCAAGGCTACGGATCACCGTTACCATACCTTGCTAAGTCATATCTAGGTGGTATGCAAGCATCACAAGGTGTTTATAACACAGCAACTGAAAATGAAATGAACAAGCTCAAGATCCAAAAAGAACTTAGAGATGCTCAACTAGACTATCTAAAAGCTATTCCTACTGATATTCGTGAGTTTGAATATGGTCAAAAAAACCCAGCATTCTTTGAGCGTCAAGAAAAACTAAAAACTTTAGCAGCTCCTAAAACTAATGTGGTTACTAACGTATCTAACAAAGAGTTTGCATCTAATGTTATTAAAGATCTTGAAGGTAGTTTAAATGCAGGTATGGATGCACAAAGCACATTGCCAACATATAGAACAATGAGACAACTTATTGATGAAGGTGTAAAAACAGGTGCAGGTGCTGAAACCGCTAAAACAATTTCTAAAGCAGGTCAATTACTTGTCCCAGGCTTTAATGTTGACGCTACTTCTAAACTTGAAGCATTTGACTCATTATCTAAAAATGTTATTATCCCTCAAGTTAAAAAACTTGGTGCTAACCCAACAAATACAGACTTGCAATTCATTGTTGACTCAGCTCCATCTATTGGCAAAACACCTGAAGGTAATAAACTATTACTTAATGCACTTGAAATTGGCGCTCAACGTGATGCTGAACTTGCTAATTGGACAGCAGACTGGCAACTTAAAAATGCTAACCTTATTGAAACAAGTCCATCACAAGCTAGAGCTAAATTGTTTAAAGACAAACTTGCATTTACTAAAGACTTGCAAGCTAGAACTGCTCCGGATGTTCTTGCTATTAAGTCACAATTGCCAAACATGGTTCAAAGCGGTGCAGGTGTTATTAAAAACAAAAATATACTATTTAAGTAAGGACTAAACATGGCTCAAGATCCAAAAGCAGTTATTCAAGAACTGTATTTTGACTTATCTGCTGGTAGAGACCAAGGTAATTTAAGTAAACAAGGTGAGACTGTTTTAAATGCTATTGAGACTGGTGTAGTAACACCACAAAGCATTGGACAGTATTTGCAAGGTGCTACATTAAATTTCTCAGATGAATTACTAGGTACACTTAATTCTGTATTTGGTAAGAAACCAGGCGTTATCTCTCAAGCAGCTAAAGAAGCAGGATATGGTGACATTACACCTAGACAAGCTGGTGTAGGTTTAGAGCGTTTAGCATTAGAGCAAACAGCATCTGAAAGTCCAGTTAGATCTATTTTAGAACAAGTTGGAGGCGGAGCTATTCCTGCTTTTATTAGTAAGGGAAGTACATTACCATTAACTTTAGGAAAGGCTGCTGTACAAGGCTTTAAGTCAGGTGCAATTGCAGGTTTTGGTGCAGGTGAAGGTAGCCCAACTGAACAATTAACTTCTTCAGCTATTAGCGGTGTAGCAGGTGGTATAGCATCCCCAGCATTACAAGCAGGCGCTAGAGTTATTAAGAATGTGTCTCAACCTATTCTTAAGTCTATGTTTGCTGATCCAAATGTAACAGGTTTACAAGCTGGTAGAAACCTTGTTAAAGAAGCATTAAAGTCTGACGTAGGATCAGTAGATGAAGCTATTAATACAGTACTTCAAAACTCTGGTAAACCATATACATTGGCTGATATTGGCCCTAATACTAGAGCTTATTTAGATGCTGTAAGTCTTATTCCATCACCAGCAAAACAAACTGCTAAGAAGTTCTTAGAACAACGTGATAAAGGTATTTCAGCACGTTTAACTTCAGACTTACAAGACGCATTTGGCACTACAGCATCATTCTTTGATGAGTTTAACGCACTTAAAACAGCTAGAACTGATCTAGGTAAAAAGATGTATGCTAATGCTTTTAATAAACAAGTGCCAGTCAATAAAGAACTTACAGACTTATTGGGCCGTCCAAGTGTACAGCAAGCTTATGCTAGAGGTATTAATATTGCACAAGAAAAAGGTATTAAAGTACCTAACGTTGCAGTCAATGCTCAAGGCCAATTAGTCACAGCAGATAATAAACTTGTTGATAAAGTAGATACAGAATTCTTACACTACGTTAAAATGGGTTTAGATGATCTTGTATATACAGGTAAGTCACCATCTAGCGGTATCGGTAATACACAATTAAACTCTATCAAAGATACTAGAGCGCAATTCTTAAATTACATTGACAAGAATAACCCATCTTATAAGTCAGCACGTAATTACTGGGCAGATGATACAGCTACTATGGATGCTATGCAGTCAGGTAGAACATTCTTAAAAGCTAACCCAGATCAATTAAAAGCTGATATTAAGAAAATGTCTACATCTGAAAAAGAAGCATTTAGACTAGGTGCTATGTCAGATCTTATTGAGCGTGTAGGTGGTCAGTCTACAGATACAGTTGTACCTATGACAGCTAACGTAGCACGTAACATTCTTAAAGATCCTAAACGTGTAGCACTTATTAAAGCTACTTTCCCAGATAATGAATTAGGCCAAAACAAATTTAACCAGTTCATTAAAAACTTCCAAACAGAAATGGAAATGAAAACTACATCTAGTCAAGTATTAGCTGGATCACAAACAGCAGGAAGACAAGAAGCAGCTAAAGCAGTACGTGGCACTATTGCTCAAGAAGCACCAAATATTGATGCACAAAGTCTCATATTTAACGCTCTTAAAATGGATGCTACACAAATGAATGAACAGCAACTCAAGTCAACAGCTAACGAAGTAGTTAAGATATTGACTGAGACTGATCCAAAACGACTACAACAAATTGCAAAAGAACTTACTACACGCAGACCATCTGAGGTTGTTTCAGATGTATTAACTAGAGGCGGAAGAGCGCTTATTAGTCCATACACAACCGGTGGCGTTGCTGGTAAGTTTGGAGCTACAACTCAACAAAGATATTTCCCAGGCCTCTTGGGTACTCCACAGTAAAGGAATAGCAATGAGCGAGATCGATCCATTTAAGTATGGCCAACTTGTGGCTCAAGTTGACCAGATGGAAAAGAAAATAGATAAATTAGAAGCAGGTATGGATGAACTTTTAGCGCTAGCCAATAAGTCTAAAGGTGGTTTCTGGGCCGGTATGACTATAGCATCATTTATTGGTGGTTTATTCACATTTATTATGCACAATTGGTTAGGAAAATGACATTCATTACAGAGAACAATATAGCGAATTTATATTCTGCATTAATAGAGTTCCCTGTATTTGATGAATATAAACTTCCGCCTGCATCCAAAGTAGACTTCGTAGTAGTGCGTGACGATACTATATGCGGACAATATGAACCGCCTGAAGCTGGTGAACCTCATGTTATCACTATATCTACAGCTAAATGCGGTCATTTAGATACAGTATTAAAAACTTTGTGTCATGAAATTATACACATGATATGTTATTTAGAGTCACCTAAAACAGAAAAGTACGCAACCCATAAAGGTTTATTTTTAAAACTACAAAAGAGAGTAGCTAACACACTTGGCTACGATCCTAAAGAACTATAAGGAGTATTATCATAGATCCAATTACAATTTTATCTGCATTTGCACCAGTTGTTATGGACTTAGGCAAGTCTCTTATAAACCGTTTTGTAGCACCTAGTGAATTTAAACCTGCTACAATAGAACAATATGCTAAAATGAAAGAAATTGACTTAGAGTTTTTTAAGGTCATGAATGAAGCAGGAAGTGGTAACCCATCTTATCCATGGGTAGAAGCCATTGCAAGACTTATGAGACCTGCTATTGGCCTTATTGTATTAGCAACATGGGCAACTATGCACCTACAAGGTATCGCAACACAAGAAGTAGATAACTTTGCTAGTGCTGTTGGTTTCTATCTCTTTGGGGAACGTAGTTTATTCTACATTAAAAAGAAATGATCGTATTAAACATACTAAACTTTATCGGTTTAGCTATACTTAAACTATTAGTTGTTTCATTGCTATTCGTAGCCATGGGCTTCTCGATATTATTCATGTATGCCATGCAATATCTGACTCAAGCACTTAACTATATAGACAAAAATGTTAATTGAAGTAAAACGGTTTGAATTCAAAGATACACATACAGTAGGTAAGATGTATGTAGATGGTGTATATGAATGTTATACACTAGAAGATGTAGTCAGAAATGGCAGTAAAGTTATAGGTAAGACTGCTATACCTACCGGTGAATACAAAGTCATTATAGACGCATCTGTACGCTTTAAACAAGATATGCCACATATACTAGACGTGCCTAACTTTACAGGCATACGTATTCATGCTGGCAATACTTCAGAACATACAGACGGATGTATATTACTTGGCACAACATGGACAGGTGGAGACTTTATTGGTAACTCTAAGTTAGCATATAACAAGTTCTTTAAGAAGTTAAAGCAAGCTAAAAAAGCTACTATTAAGATATGCTAGAGTATTTGATCTGCGATATTCTATGCGCTATAGATCACTTTAAATACGTTTTGTTATTCATTATTATGTATTTAGTGTATAATAAAGTATCTCAAAACTAGGAGAGTTACTTGAAATATAGATCAGTCTTAGTCATATCTGACATGCACATCCCTTATCACCATCCGGACGCATTTGCATTTTTAAAAGCGTTAAAAAAACAATTTAAGTTTGACCACATAGTCAACATAGGTGATGAATTAGATCATCATGCTATCTCTATGCACGAACATAACCCAGACTTATATTCTGCCGGACATGAATTAGAACAGTCTAAAAAGTATGTTCAAGAATTAGAAAAGATATTTCCTAAAATGACTATAGTTCATAGTAACCATAGCTCATTAGTATACAGACGTGCATTAAAACATGGCATGCCTAGAGGATACCTAAAAGACTATAATGACTTTTTAGGGGTGGGTAAGGGCTGGAATTGGGTGGATGACCACACAATAACATTAAGTGATAACTCTAGGTGTTTCTTCACTCATGGCCTCTCTGCAGACGTTTTAAAGGTAGCCCAGCAGTATGGAATGAATACTGTCCAGGGTCACTATCACACTAAATTTAGTATTGGATATTACAGTAACCCAGATGCACTTATTTGGGGGATGCAAGTAGGTTGTTTAATACATCAAAAGTCTATGGCATTTGACTATGCTAAGAATTTTAAAAGCAGGTTCATTGTAGGCTGCGGTGTAATTGTAAATGGACAACCTAAATTAATGCCTATGGTTCTTAACACAAACGGTAGGTGGATCGGAAAAATAGTATAGAAAGGTTTATCATGCAAATTCAGCCATTAATTGACCAGTTGGTAGGCGATAAAATTGTAGAGGCTGAAGCGTATTTTGATGAGAATGTACTTGCTTTAACATTCGAGTCAGGTCTTTATGTAGAAATTACAGTTGACTCTGTACACTACGAACTCCCAGAATTAGATGACTAAAGGATAGCATTATGAAAGTAATAAGAGGACTTGTCGTTGATGACAATGGTAAACCATTGCCTAACGTACCTAAGCTCACTAAACAAGACGTTAAAGATATGGCTCAGTATGCTGCATCAGGCGCATCTATGGCCATTCCTCCTATCGGCATTCCGCTAGGCATTTATGAAGCCTATCAAGGTTATAATAACCAAAACCCTATCCAAGGTTTATTAGGTGGTTTAACTACTGCCGGAGGCGTTGCAGGTACTATTGCTAAAGCTCCAGGCGCTGCATTAAAATATGCAGAAGGTCAACGTAAACTTTCACCAGTCAATATTAATATTGAAGCTACCTCTCCAAGTATATTACAAAAAGCTAGTGAGACACTTGGAGGCCGTGCATTATCTGATCTAAGATATGGTGCTGCTCAAGAAGGCGCTGCTGCTAAAGGCATGAAATATGCAAATGTACCTCCATCTAAAGTACAAGGTGTATGGGTAGATCCAGCAAGTAACGTAGAAGAATTTAACAGAGTATACAGCCAAAACTTAGGACCTATCAATAGAATGAATATTCAGAAGTCTGGACCATTGTCACAGTACGCTCAGTCTATGGGCGGTGATCTAGGTCAATGGGGTGTAGGTGCTACACGTTTTACTAAAATACCTATGAACTTAAATAAAGATGCTGCTAACGGTGTGTTATTTGAGAACGTATCATCTAAACAAATTATTGAAGCAGGTAAAAAGCTTAACCCTAAAGGTGGCGTAGTATCAGCAACGCCTAATGGTGGTATGTTGGTATTTGATCCTAACGGTGCTATGAGTGCTAAACAATTAGCAAGTGAATTAAAAGGCGTAGCTAAGAGTCCTAAATATGGACTCCTAGACTCTGCCTATTTTGATACTAGTGCTGCTGGTCAAGGTGCTTATATGAACCCTGTTGATGAGCTACTTCGTCTAAGAGGCTTTTAAGTCTTTTAGGTTCAAACTCGTATTCCTCATAAAAGTTATTTAAAGCATAAGATAAAAAAGCTCCCTTAGCGGCAGCTACTGCAGGATAATGAGCCTTGATATAAGGCTCACTTCCTTTCAATACATTCGCATATAATTCACCTAATGCTTCACAATAACACCGTTCTATAAAATTACATGCTACCTCAATATACTTTGGTACTCTGTGAGTTTTATAATGTTCTATTTGATCATCACTCAACCCTAGCCAGTCTATTAAGTCTTCATCATCTAAGTCTAGTCGGTGCTTCCATTCATTAAAGTTGAAGTGCGTCATCTTCTTCCTCCTCTTCAATGTCATGATCATACTTCCAAGCCTCAACTAAATGCTCTGCAATTTCATAGTAGTTTACTTCTCTTAAAAATGCTCCAGCATAGTCAGCTATTAAACCATCTCTATGATAGTCACAGAATACTATTTCATCTGCATAACTTTCTAACTGTTCGCTAAGATCAAACACATCCTTAGAATAGTCAGATATATCAAAGTTATCAAATATTTCTAAATTAACTCTCCATGTTTCGTAATTGGTCCATCCATTATATTTGTTATCTGTAGTCATTATGCAGCCTCCTTTATAGATACTTTAGGTTCGTCATAGATAAACTTTGGCGCACCGATAATTGTAGACTCAGCTCTTAATGGAGCAATAACACCAGCGCAGTCAGGGCAGTCAAGATCAACCAATGCTGGTTTAGTGCCATTTTGACTTAATGCTGCCTTCTTATTCTTAACTCCAGAGATATACTCTGCTGCCTTATTAAAGTCACTTAAGAATGTAAAGTCATAATTACCAGGCTCATTAGATACTGACTCTGGAAATACTCTTCTAAAGTCAGGATACTTACCTTCTACTGGACGTGCTTCTAACCTTACTACATCATTAACAACGTGTATTTTCTTAACCACATTGTTTTCAACTTCCAATGATATGCTAGCTGCACCTAATGTTGACTTAACTTTGAGTAACGCATCAATAGTCTCAATAGGAATAACTACTCCTAATGTATCTCTACCGTGCTTTACTTCATCATGATAGACTGCTGTACTTAATAGCCTGTGGCCATCAGTTGCAACAAAGATAGTGTTATATTTATTAAACTCAACATAAACACCGTTTAGATAATACCTTACGTCTTTTTTAGCCACAAAAAGTTTAAGTGCTTTTAAATGGCCAAGTTGTACTAATACTTCATAATTAAATGTTGTCATGCTTTTCTCCTTTAGCAAAATTTCTTGATCGCCTGCAAGTAGATAATAAATTAGCGATATGTGTATGCTATATATTTGCTAGCATGATGTCAACACTTTTTTTCAATTATTTTCAATTATTTTATAAGTCATTGTTTTAATTAAGTTTCCACCATGTATTTATATAGCTTTTTAATGCTTCTCTTCCATGATCTATGTAAATAAGTTTATCTTTACTCACTTGATAAAACTTACCAACTTGAGTCCATTCATCATCACTATGGCCATATATAACTAAAACGGTAAAGTTTTCTTGAGCCGCCAGGCCTTTTAATACTATTTTTTGTCCTAATGACATAGGTTCATTATCATGCTTCCATTCACCTACTAAGAATTTTCTACCGTCTTTACATACAACCATATCTAAGTTTGTTGGCAATATATTTTTACCTGGGATCATTCCAGACAAAAAGCCAAAGTCTACAAACTTGGCATTACTATTGCGCATTCCTAGCTTCATACGCAGATGATCATATCCTTTGATACTGTACAAACAGTTACAGATCCATCTGGTCCAATGATAGTTTGACTAAAAGACTTTTCAGTCCAAAATATAGCTAGTGCAACCATAACAAGTCCAAATATTAAATATATTTTATTCATCATCAAACCTCTGTAGTTGAGCTTCAATTTCAGGAGGGTTTACTGCTTCTTCATCTCTTAAAACTGAAATAAGTTTATTTTTAAACCATTCAGACTTAGCTAAGTCTTCTTCTACATTACCTTTAAATGGATAGCGTAAGTCATATTTCATCTTACTACCTTTAAGGTATCCTACAAATTCTTCTCTAGTTAAACGGCTTTCAATAATATCTATAGTCTCTAGGCCTCCGATATTATAATGTTTAGGGTGGTTTACTGGATCATTCATACTATCTCCTATAAATAAAACAACATTGATGACTTCTTACGTGCCTTCATCAAAGACTGTTTATTTGTCAATGGCAAAGGCAATTTAACAAGGCCCTGATCTTCTAACATCTTGGCCCTATATCTGGTAATGTGGCATTCATGATATATTTGTTTTCTTATAGCTCCAGGGTGAGCTTCCATGTAAGCTTTGATCTGGTCAGCTTTTTTTCTATCGTCTAGTAGTGTATACATCATAGTCCATTATTAGCTTCTACCAAGCGCTTGGTATCGTATTTTGACATTCCTTTATATTCCTCTACAGGCTCACCTCTATACAAAGGTGTTATTTTTATATGATGTGTTTTACCTTTTAGATCTCTTAAGTATGATAATTCATTAGGATGAAATGACCACAAATAAGACTTCATAAGATCACCGGTAAAGGTGTCAAACTCTTCAAACAGATACGCTGCTGGTTTATCCATAATAGCCTCAATAAAATATGTGGTTACCTATCGCCACTTTAGCTGGTTTATCATTGGCCCACACAGGTTTAATATCTTTTCTATGAAAATACGTTGCACCTTTTGTTGGGTCTTTTACTTTCTTATGCAGCACATTATACGCCATGTTTAAATAAGGTTGCAACTGAAATTTTGATGCTAGTTCAACATTACCTATAAATGAAAATTGTTTTGGCTTATATAACTCATTGCACACGTTTTTAGTATTTTGCGCTCTATTCATTAATACGTACATAACTGCCGTTTGACCAGAGGTCGGCTCTCCTCTACTTTCATGGTAGGCCGCCAGGGCCAGGCACATTGCTGCTGTTTCTATTCCCATTATGAGTCTCCTTTTAAAGCATAATACTCATCATGTCCAAACTTATGAATGAGCATATTTTCTATATGGTGTCTATCATATCCGGATAATATAAGACATATATCAGCTACAGGGTTCTTTTCCTTCATAAGCCAATTGTAAGACACCTTCCTACTATGCGTATTAGTACCGCATATCTCTGTGATGGCCTGTATCATAATGGCCATTAATAATTTACCTTCCGGTGTTAGTATAAGTTCTGATCTAAGCGACTCCTTTACCTCTATCATTTGCTTACTTTCTTTTAATGTTTTTACTGATAGCGAAAACTCACTTTATAACTGATAATGAAATGGCAATATTGCATTAACATATTAAAGGACATTATCATGTGGACAACTCCAGCAGTTAGTGAAATGCGTTTTGGCTTTGAAGTCACAATGTACGTAATGAACAAGTAATTGTTTAGTGCTTGGGGATGCGCCTTAAAATGGCACATCCTCATCTGCACCTTCAACCGCAGGTCCACTTGCAACATATTCACCCTTAGGTGCTACCTTGCCTGTGTAAAGCGGTTTCTTAGATCCTTCTTCAACTTCATTCTTAAATACTGCAGCAGTATATTCTTTACCATCTACATTGATGTTAAATGAAATATACTTACTTCCTGTTTTACTTTCACGTAACCATCCAGCAATTCTATTACTGTTATCATACTCGGCCATACTTTACTCCTTATTAAAAATTGGTTTCTTAGTCCAGCGTTTAGGCTCTATGTCATCTTCAACATATTTCATAAACTCTAGCGCTAATGGCGTATACCATTCAAGCCAGGCTTTACTTCTATTTACAACTTGTATCTTTGTTTCATTTGGTGTCCATATATAAAAATACGCATGAGGCACTTTACATACTTCCATTTGCATTTGCATCTGAAAGTAATAGCGTTCAGGGATCTCTTTATATACTTCTTGAGAGTAAGGACACTTGATCTCAATGACATTACCATCATAATACCCATCTGGACTTGCACCAAAAGGTAATTTATCATGCAATATAAATTTATTACCAGGCTCTACAATGTCATCAAATTCTTTTTCTAGTGCAGATAATGCAATAGGTTCATGAATATTTCCATATTCAGTCATCTCATTGCCTTCAAATGGCGGCTCACGTAAAGTCATTTGACGCCATAACTTTTGTCTTTCATATACAGCCGACCAAGCGTTGCTAGCTGTAATTACATTATGACGTCTATTATCTGTTAAATGACTCATGCAGACTTCTTAAGCTCGTTAGCAAACTCACGTACTTTTTCTTGTAGCTCTGGGCCTAATGCAAAGAATGCTTTTTTAAGTTCACCTTTAGCGTTGGCTTCAGTCAATAAGTCTTTAGCATCCTGAATTTTACTTTCAGTAATTACTTCAGCTTCAGGCTCTACAGGTTTAGCAGAGTCAATAGCATCATGCTCAACTATTTCAAAGGCATTGGTCCATAAGTAACGTCTTAAGTAAGTTTGTACTGCACCTAAGTTTTGTACATCATGGCAACCTTTTAAAGCTGCTGAAGACATAGGACATTTGAACTCAATAAACTGAGCCGGATCTTCTACGTCAGTAATACTTAAAATAGCTATGTCAGTATAAAAAGTAACATGGCCACATAAACCAAGGTCGTTACATATATTTTGAATAGTAGGTAAGAAGTCACCTAGTTCAAAGTATTTATATCCAGCAAATTTATTTAAACCTGACTTTTTAAGATCAGTATTCTGTAACCTAATACGTGCTTCTTGTAATTTTTTAAAGACTGTCATCTTTACTCTCCTGTAATTGTTTTATTTGTAGCTCTCTAATGTAATGTTCTTTTTGATCTGCTTTATCATTTGACTCACGTAGATCTTCATTCATTAGCTGTAGTTGTTCAATAATTCTATTTAGTTCGTCCATATATAACCTCCGTAAATTAATATGAGTAGTAACACTACCACAACAAACCTATTTGATGCAACATCTTCATTTTCAAAACTTTCACCGGATCTATAATTAACACCATAACGTTCTCTATAAGTCCTGGGAGTTTTAAAGTCCCATTGGTTATACCAGGTGTAATGTTTATCTTTGTCCCATTGAAAGTTATCCATCATGCTTCTCCTGCTGCTCTAATTGATATTGCTCTTCAAGTTCTTTTTGTCTCCAGAATTCTTGTTGATCTAAATATTCATCATAGTCTAACCATCTTTCATCCATTATTCACCTCCTTTGATATTTTGAATATCATTTTCAAAGTCAGCAAATATTTCATCTATAGTTAAAGTTCTATGAGGACCTGTTCTATTAAAAAAGTTTTCAAATACATTTGGGTTATTGTTTGCCCATTCACCACATTTTGGTACTGGTTTTAAGTTAGGTAGTTTTTTGTTTGTATCCATTATTCTCTCCTTGTTAATAAATACTACAAACGAATGGTGATCTTATTGAAATAAAATGTCAAGCATTTTAGCAAAATATTTTTCTTGCTCTATTTTTATGCTAGCAGTATACTACCGCCCTATGGATGATACAGTTGAATTTTGTATGAAAGGACGTGTATTATACCATATTTCAATGTATTACGCTTAAGGAGAGTGTATGAAAATAAGAAACTGGAGTAAGTATCAGCATTACCACGATAGATGTCCGCCCTGGATAAAGGTCCATAGATCATTATTAGATGACTTTGAATGGCACAATTTAGATCCATTATCCGCAAAAATGCTTATTAATTTATGGTTGCTGGCCGCAGAGGATATTGATGGTAATTTACCATCCGTAGACACTATGGCTTTTAGACTAAGAATTGAAAAGTCTTTATTAGTCAAGTGTTTATCTTCACTTACACCATGGTTAGAAGAGCTAGATAGCAACGTGCTAGCAAACATGGAGCAAAGTGGGGGTACAGAGACAGAGACAGAGACAGAGACAGATCCTGTGGAGCAAGTTTCTATAGAAGAAACTTTCAATAGGTTTTGGAAGTTATATCCTTCTATAAGAAAAGTAGCTAAACAAAAATGTTTTGAACGTTGGAAAGCTAAAAAGTATTATAAGATAGCAGATCAAATTATTGGTCATGTAGAAGCAATGAAACAAAGTAAGCAATGGAAGGATGGGTACTCGCCAGCGCCAATAACGTACATTCAGCAAATGCGTTGGTTGGATGATATTGAGGTTGAACGTAAACCGTGGGAGGGTGGAATATGAAACAACATAAATGGCATAAAGAAATAAAACATTTGGCTGATGGCGGTGAAATAGAATACAGAACTAAATTAGGTAAAGGTATTTGGAGTGATTGGTCAGTTTGGGATGAAGATTATTTTCCTGAATTTAACAATGATATAGCAGATGAAGAATATCGCATTAAACCACAACCTAAAAAGCCACAATATTTAGATATATATTTTGAATATGCAAAAGGTAATCATATGTTTACTACAGATAAAGAGTTTAAATCATATTATGATCATACTGATTTTAGGTATATAGGCAAAATTAAACTAGAGGCGGAAGAATGAATATCAATGACGCAATGAGTAAACTGACGGTTAGTCAACAAGAGGTAAATAACTTTTACAATGGAGAAACTTATGGTAACGAATTTAAAATTAAAAGTGCAAATATTTTTATTGATGATCTGCTTAAATACTACTCTACTGAAGTACACGCTGGCAAGACGTTACCGTGGACTAAAACGTATGATAAATTCCATGTTCGTCCAGGGGAGGTAAGTCTGGTCACCGGCCCTAGCGGCCACGGCAAGTCAATGTGGCTTTCACAAGTAATATTGCATTTGATGAAAAGCTCAATATGTTTAGTAAGTAGCCTTGAGATGAGGCCGGTACTCACTATGGCTCGTATGGTGGCCCAGGCTTTAGGGTCACAAGAGCCTACAGATGAGTATGTCACTCGGTTCTGTGAGCGTGCAGCTAGTAAACTGTATATCTACGATCAGACTGGAGTCACTACATCTGAAGACATGATAGCTACATTGTATTGGGGTAAGCATGTGTTAGGTGTAGAGGTGTTTGTGATAGACTCATTAATGAAAATGGCTGACATTGCAGAAGATAATTACAATGCTCAGAAACTTTTTGCTGATAGACTTGCAGTCGTATGTAGGGATCTTAATATACATATTTTTTTAGTAGCACATACTAGAAAACTATCAGACGAGGAACAGATACCAGACGCAACGGACATCATGGGCAGTTCGCATCTGCGCAACCTGAGCGATAATATCTTATGCTGCTGGCGCAACAGATACAAAGAACGTTTAAAAGATGAAGGCAAGACACCGGATGCTGATTTAAAACTTATACCAGATGCAAAGATCTTTATTCAAAAACAGCGTAATTTTCAGTTTGAGGGATCATTTAATTTCTGGTATGATCCAAAAGGTTTACGTTATAAGGAGAGTCCATGAAAACAGCAAACGAGTTCTTAAAAGAAATACAAAAAGTATTTGGTCAAGTAGAATACAAAGCTACTTCAAATGATGGTAAAGTATTTAAAAGCAAAGGATGGGAGAGTAAATATGACAAAGAGAATGACAGTAAGCGAAGTGAATTTCCAAGAGTTTATAAGTCTAATACAAGATGAAATAAAAACTAATGGACATGTTGATGTTAAGTTTTCTGATAAAGGTAAAAAGTTAAGATCAAACTCACAGAATGATAAGTACTGGGCTATGTTAAAAGAGTTAGGTGACTATCTCGGATACCATGACTATGAACTACATGAACTTCTTACTTTCCAAAACTTGGCTGAAACTAAAGTAGTTGCTGGACGTAATGTCACACACGTCCGCTCTACTACAGATCTTGATACTAATGAATTTTCTGACTATCTTGAGCAAGTGCGTCGTTTTGCCATTGAGTACGGCTTTAGGTTTCCAAGTGATATATCGCAACACTAAACTTTTAAAAATTTTAAGAGACATTCCATGTCAGTCATGCGGTGCAAGTGACGGTACTGTAGTGGCTGCACATAGGAATGAGGGAAAGGGCATGGGTCTTAAAAATTCGGATGCGCTCACATGCAGTCTATGTTATCATTGTCACTATGAATTAGATGCTGGTAATAAACTTACCAAGGATCAAAAGCGTGATATGTGGAATAGAGCATACGTAAATACTATGCAATATCTTTGGGAACATGACATGATAGGAATTAAATAATGGGTAAAGGATCAGCACCAAGGCCATATAGTGTAGACCAGGATACGTTTAGCAATAACTGGGATGCAATATTTAAAAAGGAAAAGAATAGTGATGATGTATCACCTCATGCTTATGAATATGAACTTAATAAGTCTACAGGTGAAGTAGAAAAAACTTTTAAACAAGGTATCTATAAACCAAACCAAGGACAATTTAATGGCAGGAAAGTCACCGACACAACTAACACTAGCGAAACTTCAGAAGGAAAATTATCCTCTAGTTCAGATAGTGGAAAAGTGGAATAGCTGGGGAAGAGTAAGACAAGATCTTTTTGGTTTTATAGATGTACTGGCTATTGACGAAGAAGGTAATACAGTAGCCATCCAGACCACTTCAGCATCAAACGTATCGGCACGGATCAAAAAAATTGCTGATAGCGATAATGTTAAACATGTACGCAATGCAGGCTGGAAAATATTGGTCCACGGATGGTATAAACAAAATAACCGTTGGCATGTTAGAGAAGTAGATGTGTCATGAAAGTAACAGCCATTCAAACAAAAGCATATCGCATGAAGGATATGTTGTTAGATGTAATAGATAAAGACGAAGTTATTACATGTAAAGAAATAGCTACACGTGTAGGATTAAAGTTTAACGATATTAAATTTGTAGTAATTAAACTTGTAGAGTGGGAATTATTGTGTGAGATCAGAGGAGGCAAAAACCTTTTCTATCACAAACCAAAAAAACATTATCTCCAGGAGCTTTATCATCCAATGCCAAACTTTAAAATATTAAGTGTTTATAGACATACTGCAGATCAAGATAAACATAGCGTACGAAACCCATATAGAGGCATTGAGTCTTTTAATGCTAGTATCCTAGGAATTCAACATGATCCATATTGATAGACTTATGCAGATATTAGATGACTGGGCCTTATGGATGAAGTCGGATAATCACCGTCTAGGTTATCCGTCTAAGTCACTTGGACTCTCTTCAGGGGGAGAGTCTACAGTTGACTCATTTGATGAAATGATAGATATACAAGACCTTTCTAACGTCCATGTGGTCGACTCTGTTATTCATAGCTTACCTGGTGAGCAGCAAGATGCCATATATCATAAATACTTACACTCTAAGAAGCCTATTGCATTTGAATATAAGCTAGAATTAGCTATGGACAACCTTTTAACCATAGTATCAAAAAGAATTAATGCCTAGTATCTTGACAAAACGCATTTCCGTGGTAAAATATCACGCAATGGGATAACTACGCCCATAAACTCCGTAACTCTCCGTAAACCCTATCTTCACCGGTAGGGTTTTTTATTTTATGCGTCCCAAAATTTGCAGTACATGCGGCCAGCCGTATGATGACACCGGCTACGAACAATGTCCAGAGTGTCAGTTTGATCACACTTTTATAAGGATACCAAATGAAGAAGCCAACCACAAAAATGGGCAAAGCCAAAAAAGTATCAAAGGTAATGAAGGAGTGGAAGGCAGGAACTCTTCACTCAGGAAAAAAAGGTCCAGTAGTAAAGTCTAAAAAACAAGCCGTAGCTATCGCACTCAGCGAAGCTGGTATGTCTAAAAAGAAAGGTAAATAATTATGCCAATGGTCGGAATGAAAAAGTTTGCTTATACAGAAAAGGGCAAAAAGGAAGCTAAAGAGTACGCAAAGAAAACTGGTAAGAAAATGGCTGCTAAGCCTATGAAGAAGGCTGCTAAACGTGGCAAATAAACCAGGACTCTATGCAAATATAGCTGCTAAACGTGCTAGAATTAAAGCAGGTTCAGGCGAAAAGATGCGCAAACCAGGTACTAAGGGAGCGCCAACTGCTAAAGCATTTAAACAGTCAGCTAAGACAGCAAAAAAGAAATGATTAAAAAAGGTAAAGAAACATTCTCAGGTTATAATAAACCTAAGAAAACTCCTAGTCATCCTACTAAGTCACACGCAGTATTGGCTAAAGAGGGTGACAAAGAGAAGCTTATACGCTTCGGTCAAAAAGGCGTAAGTGGCGATAAAACAAATACAGATAGAGCAAAGTCTTTCAAAGCAAGACACGCTAAAAACATTGCAAAAGGAAAAATGTCCGCAGCATACTGGGCTAACAAGGTTAAGTGGTAAAGTTAGATATATACGTAGGATATGATGGTAAGGTAGAGCCGGTGGCTTATCATAACTTTTGCCAGTCAGTTATAGAAAAGTCATCTATACCGGTAAGTTTTACACCATTAGCATTAAATACTTTAAAAGACTACGAAGAAACACATAAAGACGGTAGTAACGCATTTATCTACTCACGCTTTTTAGTGCCATACCTAAATAATTTTAAAGGTATTGCGCTATTTGTAGATGGCGATATGATATGCCGCACAGATATTGCAGAGATCCTAGCTAACTTCGATAATGACGAAGCAGTTAAAGTCGTAAAACATAACTACACAACAAAGCATCCAGTTAAATATCTAGGTGCAAAGAACGAAGACTATCCTAAAAAGAATTGGTCTTCAGTAATGCTTTGGAATTGTTCACATTGGTTAAACCGTCAGCTAACGCCTAAGTTTATTCAAGAACAAACAGGTAAATACCTACACAGGTTTGAATGGCTTAAGTATCCAGAAGAGCAAGTAGGTAAGCTAGATGAAACATGGAACTGGCTAGAAACAGAATACGAATATAACGCAGATGCTAAGTTAGTGCATCATACATTAGGCACACCATGCTTTAAAGACTATCAGAATACAGACTATAGTCAAGAATGGTGGGAAA